CAACACCAAGACTGATGGCATTAAGATGCGCGGTGCTGGTGCTGCTACTAAAGGGTTTATGTCCCGAGGACCGATGGGTTAATAATGAACTACACGACCCTGTTTAATACGATCAAGTCATATTGCGAAAACGATTTTGCAATTACGGCTTTTACGAGTACAGATAACACCAATGAAGTTGTTATCCCAAGCTCCGATCAGATAAACACGTTCATTCAACAGACTGAAACGCGTGTCTATAACGCTGTTCAGTTTCCATCGTTACGTGCTAACAAAACGGGCGTATTGACGACTAGTAACAAGTATTTGCCCTGCCCGTTGGACTTTCTGTCGGTGTATTCATTGGCAGTTATTGAAAACTACGGTACAGCAACGGAGACGTACCACTATCTGTTAAACAAAGATGTGAATTACATTCGTGAAGCGTACCCGACACCCGCTGATACAGGACTACCCGCGTACTATGCGTTGTTTGGTCCAGCGGTAAGCAGCAACACCGTATCAAATGAACTGACGTTTATTCTTGGCCCAACGCCAGACAGCGCATACTATGCTGAACTGCATTATTACTACTACCCAACATCTATTGTGACTGCTGGGACTACGTGGTTAGGCGACAACTATGACCCTGTGCTGTTGTATGGCTCATTGCGCGAAGCGTACCTGTACATGAAGGGTGAACAAGATTTAATTGCTAACGTGGAAGCTAAGTACAATGAAGCTTTAGCAGAAGCTAAACGTCTTGGTGATGGATTGGAGCGTCAAGACGCGTACCGTTCTGGTCAAGTTAGAGTGCCGGTGTCCTGATGACGATACAACAAGGATTAACTACCAGCTTCAAGCTGGACATGTTGAGAGGAACGCAGAACATTGCGTCAGACACGTTGTACATGGCGCTTTATACGGCGTTTGCAGACATCAACGACAACACCGTGGCGTACTCGTCAACCAACGAAGTTGTTGGAACAGGATACACCGCAGGGGGTCAGTCGCTATCTAACGTGACAATCAACTCAACCAGTAACGGTGTTGTGTACGTAAGTTTTAGTAATGCGGTTTGGAATTCAGTACAGTTCACCACTAGGGGGGCGTTGATATACAACGCTACCAGAAGTAATGCGTCAATAGCTGTGTTGGACTTTGGCTCAGATAAGACTCAAACAGGTAACAACACGTTTTCTGTGCTGCTGCCCCCTGACACATCGTCAACTGCGCTAATTCAGATTAATTAAGGAGTAATCATGAGCAATGAAAATTCAAAGTCTAGCGAAACAGTGACAAGTTCTGCTGCGCGCAAGATTGGTTTTGTTGAGGATATGTCGGCGGGGGGTGTGTTTACTGTCACTTGTTTGGACAAAGACGGTAACGAGAAGTGGGTAGAAATTGCGCCTAACCTTGTTGTTAACACAGGTTTGCAAATGATGAACACTCAATTTTTTAGTGGTTCAGCTTACACAGCAACTTGGTATGTTGGTCTGGTTAACGGCACCTCTGCTTCTACTACATTTTCTGGTGGCGATACATTAGTTACTCACGCTGGTTGGACTGAAAATTCTAGTTACAGCGGCACTCGTAAAACAGCTACGTTTGGTACAGCTACATTGTCAAACATATCAAATATTAACAATTCAACATCTACCGCATCGTTTACCATGAACGCTACTGCGACTATTGCGGGTGCGTTTTTAACTAATGTGGCGTCTGGCACATCACCGGGATTATTGTTCTCTGCGGCTGACTTTCAATCGCCCGGCGACCGCTCTGTTATAAACGGTGACGTGTTGCTTGTTACGTATTCATTTAACCTTTCCGCGACTTGATAGGAATTAAAAATGTCAACATTTAAAAAAGGCGATGTGGTTAAAGTTAATACTGTTGTGCCTGAAGGCCCGATTGTTAAAATGCGCATGGACGATGATGGCATTATTTATTATTTGATGGCGTGGACTATTAACGGTACAGAGCATGAGCGTTGGTTCACAGATGACCAGCTTGTTGCTGTGGGGTAATGTGTGGCACAAGTCGATGGCGGCTATAGCAGTGGAAACTGGGGCACTCCTGCGGCGTGGGGCTGCTCGGTCTACTACCCACTAATTACCAACGCAGGTTGGGGACTAGGAGCTTGGGGTTCGTATGGTTGGGGTATAGGTAATGATGGTTTAGTTAGTGCATCAGATACTGTAGCTTATACACCTGCCTACACACCTTCTGTAGTTGAAACAGTAATTGCGGCAGATACAGTTGCAATAACAAACCAAAGTGTTTTAGCAAATGTTACTGAAACAGTTAGTATTAGTGATACAACATCTGCAAATACTGCAGTACCTTTAACTGTAACCGTATCGGAAGCGGCAAACATAGTAGATACAACAAGCTCAAACATAACAAATCTTACTATTAGTACTGTGTCTGAAACAGCTAACATTACAGACACTACAAGCACAAATGCAACATTTGTTATAACAGTTTCAGAAACTGTAAACACAGAAGACATACTAAGTACGCTAGGAATTTTGGTTGTAAATGTTAATGAGACAAGCAACGCAACGGATCAAATTTCACCCAACGGGGTGTTCTCTATTAGGGTTAGTGAGACGGCTAATGCGCAGGATAGTGTAAATAGAAGGCGGTTGTGGGAACTAATTGACACCGGAACTACCGAAGATTGGTCACTCATAAATACTTATTAGTAAGGAAGAATCATGGCAAGTACATACAGCGGTAACCTAGCTATTGAGCTTATCGGTACTGGCGACCAAGCTGGTACGTGGGGCAATACGACAAACACAAACCTTGGCACAACAATTGAACAGGCAATTGTTGGAACTGCTAACGTCACAATGACGAGTGCTACCAACACGGCTATTACGATTGCTCAAAACAATACGTTCCAAGCGGCTCGTGGTCTACGGTTAAACTTAGTTGGGACAATTAGCACCACGCCTTATTTGTACGTACCTGCTATTAATAAATTTTATATAGTTAATAATGGTTTAGCAAACTCCGTCATTATTTCTAACGGTGCTAATACAGGCGCTACAGGGACAAGCGTAACTCTTCCTGCGGGTCTGTCCACGTTGATATATAACGACGGCACAAACATAGCTACGCCGATTAGCTTTACGACTAGTCTTTCAAACGTAACTATTAATGGCGGAACAGCTAACGCGCTGACGTTAACAAATGTCACTATTTCTAGCGGATCAATAACTTCTAATGCGGCTACGTTTACAAACGTCAGTATTACTAGCGGCAATATAAACGCCGTTACATCAAATGCCTCCACGTTTAGCAACGTATCAATTACTAGCGGTAACATAAACAGTGTTACCTCAAATGCTTCTACCTTTAGCAATGTAACAATTACTAGTGGATCTGCTAACGGCATAACTGTCAGCAATTCAACATTAGTTAGCTCGCAGTTCAACGCATATACAGAAGGCATCACTACTGGTTATGTAAATACAGGTAGCACGTTTACTTTAAACATTGCAAATAGCACCATCATCACAGCTAACTTGTCGGCTACATGTACGTTTACTATGCCTAGCAACACGGCTGGTAAGTCGTTTATTTTGTTTTTAAAGACAGGTGCTGGCACTAACACAGCTACGTTTACCGGAGTTAAGTTTGTTGGCAATACTGCTCCTACCATTACTGCTGTTGCAAACCGCTTGGACATATTGACGTTTGCTGCTGACGGCTCAAACTGGTACGGCAATTATGCTCAAGGGTATGTACCTTAATAGGGGTTAATAGATGTTTGCTTATACAAAATTAATGCAGGCAATGAGCGGTGTTGCGGCAGCAGTAACAGATGCGTTCTTTAATCTGACCACGTTATTGTTAAACACCACGGCGACTAACGGTGCGCAGAACAATACGTTCTTAGACTCTAGCACTAATAACTTTAGCATTACTAGAAATGGTAATACGACTCAGGGTACGTTTACGCCGTTTAGTCAGACAGGGTGGGGTAACTTTTTTGACGGTACTGGTGATGGATTTTCTTACTCTGGTACCACATTTGGTAGCGGGGCATGGACTGTTGAGCTTTGGTTTTATTTTACCGGCTCGTCATTTACCGGGCCTATTGGATTCTTTGAAGGCACAACAGATTCTTTAGTTCTTGCAATCATGAGTAGCACAACTATTCGTGTTGACGAAGTAAACGTATCAAATGATTTGTATACTGTGCCAACTATGTCGGCTAATACTTGGTATCACGTAGCCGCAACTAAAGACGCTTCTGGAAATCAAACACTATTTTTAAATGGCGTTCGTTCATCAACAGGTGTAACAACAACATCAAGAAATTTTTCTACCGCGACATTAAGAATTGGTTACAGCACAATTGGTGCTACAGATTTTACAGGTTACATCAGTAATCTCAGGTTTGTTACTGGAACAGCGGTATATAACCCATTATCATCAACAATTACAGTTCCAACTACGCCATTAACTGCAATAAGTGGAACGCAATTACTTACCTGCCAAAGTAATCGTTTTGTTGACAATAGCACCAACGCATTTGCGCTTACTCCAGCAGGCACACCATCCGTCCAAGCCTTCAGCCCGTTCTTACCTACCACTGCTTATGACGCTGCTGTAGTAGGTGGTAGTGGGTATTTTGATGGTACGGATGATAGTTTATCTGTACCAAGTAATGCGGCGTGGGCGTTGGGAACAGGTGACTTTACAATAGAAACGTGGGTATATATTTCTTTTATAAAGTCCTTTGAACTTTTAACAGTACCCGGAACAGGAGCGTTTTTTTGGCAGTACCAAAACAGCGGCCCTCAATTATCTTTTGGTAAACAAGGTGGCGGTGGAAGCATTACTAGTTCTTGGACTCCAGTAATTAACAATTGGTATCACGTTGCTATTTCTAGGGTTAGTGGCACAACTACGCAATATATAAATGGTGTATCTATAGGCTCTACTGCTTCAGCAATAGATGTAACTGGTACTGGTATATTAGCTATTGGAGAAGGGGGTGGTGGTGACTTTCAAGGCTATTTTTCTGGTTTGCGTATCGTAAAAGGTTCTGCTGTTTATACAGGTAACTTTGCTGTTCCAACAGCACCACCTACGGCAGTCACTAACACTCAACTTTTAGTCAACTACACCAACGCTGGCATATACGACTCTGCTGCTAAGAATGATTTAGAGACTGTTGGCAATGCACAAGTAAGTACGACACAGGCGAAGTGGGGTACTACGTCGATGTATTTTATTGGGACTGGTACATATCCGTCATACAACACTAGCAATCTTGTTGGCCCAGCAAATGCGGGTTTTTATAACTTTCGTAATGGAAACTTTACCATTGAGGCATGGATTAATCTTAGCGTAACAACTACTGGTAGAGTTATTGTGTCTAGTGGGTATAACGCTGACACGGGTGCTGGTGGCTGGACATTTACTTATCGAGGAGACATAAGCTCTCTTTCTTTAAGCGTAAACGCTAACGTTGTGTATTCAAAGTCTTGGTCGCCATCTGCAACCACTTGGTATCATGTAGCTGTTTGTAGGTCTGGAACTGACCTTAGATTTTTTGTTGATGGCACACAAATTGGTACAACTAGCACAAGTGCTGATGACATTACTGGATCATCAACTCTTGTTGTGGGTGGAAATAGTGGTGGCGCTAACTTAAATTTTTACGGATACATTGATGATTTACGCATCACCAACTACGCACGTTACGTAGCTAACTTCTCCGTTCCAACAGCAGCCTTCCCTCTCCAATAGGTGACTTATGTATTCTAAAAATGGTTCTATACCTAAGCCTGAGACGGATGGCACAGATGGATGGATTGAAGTACCTGATGAGCCAGCTTGTCCTGAAGGCAAAGAGGTAGTGTGGTGGTATCCACCGGGCTGGATTGTCCGTGACATTAAACCTGCTGGCAATTGGTCGTGGAGTCAGTCAGCAGAGCAATGGGTTGAATACGTGTTGCCAGATGTTCAGACAGTTGATGTAACTACATTGTCCAGCACAGATATACCTGCATTGACTAGCGCCGACTTAAGCTTTTTAACTTCGCAGTCTATTTGATATGAACTGGTCAGACGCACTTAAAGCAATTGTGCCTATTGTGGTTGCGAGC